CACAGCAAATACAGAGTATTGGAATGGTTCTGCTTGGTCAGAACAAAATAACATGAATCAAGCAAGAAGTTATTTAGCAGGTTTTGGAACTCAAACTTCAATAACTGCTGCTGGTGGTAATATAGGAACTGCGGGAACAACTCCTACCAACGTGGTTGAAACGTGGGATGGAACTTCGTGGACTGAAGTAACAGAAATAAATAATCAAAGAACTCAATACTCTAGCGGAGGGACAACTGGTACGTCAGGTATAATTTTTGCTGGATATCAACCTCCTAACCCAGGAGTAAAAACAACCACTGAAGAATGGGATGGCTCAAGCTGGACAGAAGTTACAGAAATGGGAACAGGAAGAAACAGTGTAACAGCAAACGGAACTTCGGGACTTGCAGGTTTTGCTGCAGTAGGTTATCCTAACTCAACAGCAACAGAATTTTGGGATGTCCCAGTAACAAATAAAACAATTACAATAAGTTAATATGGCAAAATTAAAAGAAATAAGAGGAACTAGTGTACAGTCTGTAGCGGTAGACCCGGCAGAGTATGCAGGAGTTTGGGTAAGTACACCAAGTTTAAACGCAGCATGTAGAGAAGGTGGTGGATCAGGTGGTCCAACAACTGCAATCAATGTTGGTGGTTATCCTTATCCAATGACAAACGAACATTGGAATGGAACTACTTGGGCTACGTTTACTAATTTAGGAACTCAAAGAGGGAAGAATGCTTCAGCGGGAAGTTACACGAACGCCATAGTAGGTAATGGATCAACACCAGGAACTCCTGGAATTGGTATTCTTAATTTAGTAGAAACTTGGAACGGTAGTTCTTGGACAGAAATAACTGAGATTAACAGTATTCGAGATTCAAATGCTATGTCAGCAAACGGAACTAGCACAGCAGTACTTTATTTTGGTGGTAATTATAGCCCAGGAGTACAAGCATTAAATGAAAAATGGAATGGTAGTTCTTGGTCAGAAGAAAACGATTTAAACACAGCAAGATCTTATCTTACTGGTATAGGAACTTCTACAGCTGCGCTTGCAGTTGGTGGAAGCCCCGACACAGCAAAAAACGAAAAATGGAATGGAAGCACTTGGTCAGAAGAAGCTGACATGAACACAGCAGGAGATTACATGGGTGGTAGTTCAGGAACTCAAACTTCAGCACTAGTGTTTGGTGGCGATCCTGGAAACACAACTAAAACAGAATCTTGGGATGGAACAAGTTGGACTGAAGTAAATAATTTAGGAACAGGAAGAGATTCATTAAAAGGAGCAGGTTCTAATAACACATCTGCTTTAGCATATGGTGGATACACATCTACAGATGTAGCTAACTCAGAAGAATTTTCTTTTCCATCAGCACCCGTAGTACAAGAAGGGGACATGTGGTTTAATACAACTACAGTATCCCTAAAAGGTTTTGCAGCATCCTATCCTTCAGGAACGTGGAGTTCAGGTGGTGCAATGAACACTGGTAGAGAAGGTGGAGGAAACTTTTTTGGTCAACAATCAGCAGGTGTAGCATTTGGTGGAACACCAGGACCAGGTCAATACGTAGAACATTATAATGGTACATCTTGGACTGAAGCAGGAAATGATTTACCAGCAAGTGGAGGACAAGGTGGTGGCTCAGGATCACAAACTGCAGGATTAGCTTTTGGATTTATGCCAAGTGATAATGATGGTGCTTTTAAATATAATGGCACAACTTGGACAGCAACAGGAAATTTAAATACAGGAAGAAATACTGGTATGGGTTTTGGAGGAACACAAAATACATCAATGTATGCAGGTGGTTATCCCGACACAGCCGCTGTAGAAACTTTTAACGGATCTACTTGGAGTGAAGTATCAGACTTAAATGACTCTAGAAGACAAGGAAGTGGTGGCGGAGGTCAAGCTGCAGGATGGGTTGCAGGTGGTTACGGAGGTTCTCCAACAACTAACTCAAACCAAACAGAAACTTGGGATGGTGCTGCGTGGACAGAAGCAAATGAGATGAACACAGGTCGAGCCTATTTAACAGGTGGCGGTGAAGCAACCGAGGGTTTAATTTTTGGAGGTGGTCCAATATCACCAGGTACAACAGCTAAAACAGAATATTGGAACGGTACGTCTTGGACAGAAATGAATGATATGGCTGCTCCATCAGAAACTTCTTTTGGTACAAATCTTGGTACGGCTAAAGCATCATACAGAGCGTCTGGCCGTATAAGTGGTACGATATCCACTACTACAGAGGAATGGAATACTTCTGGAACTGTACAAACTATAACAACTTCGTAGTTGATTTTTTTATAGAAAGACTATATATACAAGTTAGAAATGAAAAAGGAGATAATATGAACAAAGAAAAACGCAATATTGCGACTAAGTTAGAAACCGAGTCTAAGTATTTAACTAATATATTAGATAAAGATGACGTCAAACATTTTAAGAAATTAATACCCGAACTACAAGATACATGGATGAAGAAACAAATGTTTCGTACAGAAACAGAAATGAG